CGGCCGGGGAGGGTGCTACTGAAGCGGCATTCTGAGTGTTTCGCCGGGACCAAACGGCTCTTCAGTAGGCTTTAGTCCGTATTACAACAACGAACGGACACGGTCATAGGCATAATCAACACCAGAGATTAGAAGAGGCCGATAAAGTGGATAAGCGCGGCGCAACAATTGGTGGACAGCTTTGATAAGAGTGGGGAGGTGCATAGGATTCTCCAAGAAAGGTGGACGATCGCCAGCTACCATAACAGCATTGCCCATCTCATTCATGGTGAGCCTGGCATGGTCCAATAGCAAGATCTGAGAGGCTGTGGCAACTTCAAGGGTGATGGTGAGTTCGACATTGAATGTCTGGACTGCAGCACCAGCACTTCCGCTCTGAGATATAACACCACCTGAATACTCCAAGTAATTAACATAGGAGCAATCCGTCAAAAAGAAGTAAGTTTGAATGGGATCTGATGAAGCAAATAGGTAATTGTCGAAATCACCGCTGCTTTCATCGGGGACCATCCAAGTATAGGCTCCCTTGTCTGCATTTGAGGAAAAGACTTGTGACTGATTCACGGTGGTGATAGCGGAGGACAGATCGGAAATGCCCCACAAATTGTTTCGATGCATAGGCAAACGGCCACCGCGAAGAACACCACCCATGCTGATATAGGGAGTGGTGTTGCTAACAAGGGCAGAGACAGCGTTAGCACGAGTGGCAGAATAGATGAGAGATGCATTGGAGAGCTCAATAGCGTCACCCACCGGATAAAGAAACAATGTGGGGTAGGAGCTTGCCTTCACGGCCATAGTCAACTCACCAGGGTTATCGGCACCTTGGGCACGAACAGTGGCTATTCGAGTCCAACCAAAGAAGCCGGCAGCAGGAGTGATAGTGGCAGTGCCGGAACCTCCAGTGGTGGTGTAGGTAACAGAGTAAGTCTTAACAGACTCTGGAGAACTATAGACATCGAGGTCAATAATGGTAGTGGTGCCAAGACGTGCAGAAGTATAGGTGAACTCTAGGAGACACCCAGGTGGCACAAGTATGAGCGGAGCAGTAGTTCTGTTCAAAGCGGAAGGAGACTCATATGCCAAGGGAGTGGCATAAGTGAGGCTGCTAGCAGTGGTGACAGAAACAATGGAGAACTCATCATACAATACGTTCTGGTCTGTACCACCATAATTGGTCTTGCCAAGAAGTGTGCCTGAAAACTTCCAAAGATACCCTTCTGCAGGGGCACTTGCGACATACTTGTACTCCCATAATGGGTAAGTGGGCGAACGGAACAGTGCCCACCCCCACTTAGAGGGCTCAGGAGAGCCAACAAAATCATTACGACACAAGGAGGTAGAGCGACGAGAAAGCTTTATCAGGCCAGTCTTGAGGCCGGCTGACATAACGGTGGTTGGCAAACGAAGAGGGGTGCTCTCTTTTGGTAGCATCAATGAAAGGGCAGCTGCCTCAGCAGGGGAGCCAGCCCCAGCCCTGGCGGCCTGACGACGGGCCGCACGGGGGTGGGGCTTGCTATTCATGCCCTTGCGGGGCTTACGAGGCTGCTTAGCTTTCGGGGCAGAAGGTGGAGAAGCGGGCTTTGGCTTGCCTTTGGAGGCCAAGTACAAGTCCAAACCACTGGCTCTTTTTGTTTTATTTTGCATTGTAACAGGATGTTTCAGGGTGCCAAAACAAAGAGAGAACACACAAGCAGTAGTTCTCCCCGGCCGGGGGGAGGAAAACTGAGAGAGAGTTACAACTCATCCAGCAGCACCAACAACCGCCAAGTAGGGTTGTCGATAACTGCTGGGAGTTGCTCAATGGCCTCAATGTCCTTTATTAGGCCCTTCAAAGAATGGACAGTCAACAATGAACAGTCCAAATCCCAGGGCGCATTTGCAGACGCCACACGGGTGTAAGCCTGACTCAACTGTTCAAGAGTATCATCAGTGTATGAGTGCTGGTTGGGTTCCACCAGCCATGAACGTTCGTCTTCAGGAACAGGAGTGCACTTTGCACCTTTGCGCAACTGAAGGATCTTGTTGGCAAGGTCATACAATATGGGGACACCAGGAGAAGTTCTGCAAACCATGTCAGCAATCCCAGTGATTTTGGCCATTCCATCCTCAGTGGGTCTGCAAAGACTCCACCCAAGCTTGTAGGTGGAACGTCCCAAGGTACGTGCCCATGCCCAACCACCAGGATAGTGGATCGGCCGTGCGCCAAGAAAAACAGCATCATGAGGTCTATCTGAAATGAAGGCCTTGGCCTCAAAACCAAAAGAGGCAATGTTTCTGCGCAAAATGCTAAGAAAGGCCGACTGGTCTGCAACCATTGGGATCCCTGCCAAGCTGTCATCGCCGGAAACACCCAGGCGAATAAGATTCATGGAAGAATGGATATGGGAACGCTCAAGACCTGCAATGGTAACGCCATGCAATGCAGCCGCCAGTGACATAAACATTGCCAGTCCATTAAGAACGCCATTGGCCAATGAAGTATCATCCCTGCCAGAAGCGTTCATGGCTTTCATTGCCTTATACTTGAAGGGGCCACATGAACCAGTGGGGACCCTCCAAGCATCAACAACACGCCAAAAGTCTGGATCACTGATGCACTTTGCATATATGGTATCCATCAGATCCCATGAATAATGGGAATAAGTGGCATCGAACATAGAATAGTCACACCAGACGAATAGGCGGGAATGATCCACCAAGTTGTTTAACCATTGAGTTAATACTCCAGGAGCAGCACTGGCATAAAAGATACAGGCATGACAACCCCAGCGCCTCTTAAGCTCGGCGACCAAAGGCTTGGTAACTGGTCCGACCTTGCAATGGGCGACTTCCTCAGGAGCCTGAATGAGCCTGTCAACCATGCAGTCCAATGGTGTCAGACAGGGACCCAGTTTTCCAAAATCTGGGAGGCACTCCTGCTTGACAAAGGCCTTAAATTTCAGGTCCTTCTTTCTAAGCCCAAAAAGCTTATAAGACTGCCACGCTCTAGTAAGGGGCCGCCGCCGACGAGATGGCATAGTTTCCAACCAATCCTCTGTTGCCATTGGCTGAGCACGAAAGTCGGGCAACAAGTCTTCGAGGAACCGATGCATCTGCTGAAAAGCAACAGGAGTGGGCACGTGGACTGGAGTGCGAAAGGCCCTGCAACAAAGGGCCTTAAAACAATTGTAAGGCGTCTTAGCACTAATAAGTGGAGTGGCGCCAGCACAACCAATACCGAGCAAGTTTAACATTGTGGGCTTCAGCTGATTGGTCCTGAGTTTAGTTAATGACGGTAGCAATGACTTGGAAGCAGGAATCGGTGGGGTAGAACAAGTGACTGGCTTTGCAGATATCAGGGCTTCAGGACGATATTTTATGTGCGGAATGCCCTTAGAGTCAATGATCTCCACTTGTTCCCACTTGGCCGCTGGCGGGGGTCTTTCAGCAGGTATCATACGAACAATCCCAGGATACCCGGAGGAGACAGTAAGCCCAGCAAGAATGTCGGAACCCATTTGGGAGACAAAGCCATGGCTGTCAAGGTCAGAATGACAGCGGGGACACATACGATGCTTCCAACGACAACCGATAGGGGCACTTTGCCCACAACAAACACAAGAGGTTTGTGAACGTGTCACACCATAAGCGGCTGGTTGTGGTATGTCCTTGGCAAACTGCATCACGGCACTTATCGTGTCCCAGGGATCATGTCCAGTATGCTTCCTGAGACCCTGCTCTTCGTTCCTCATATCATTGACCACGGGCTGTAACCATTTCGGAACAAGAGAGTTTAACAACAAGTAACAAGACCGGTATGCCGAGGATTCAGTAGGAAGGGTATGAAGAAGCTTCGAAATGGAAGGTTTTGAGCTGGTAACAGGGAACCAACCAACAGATCGCACAATTGAATTCTGGGCGGGAGTGTTAGCGGTTATACTAGAGATGGGACCCGCAGCGCTGACAGTGAGCGGATAAACCCAATACTTATGCTCAACTGGGCCATAATGATGGGGGAAGGGACGGCCCAAAACAAATGTGGCGTCATCACAATGCAGGCAAGCAACCCGAGCCGGGTTCAAACTGCCACTAAGCAGATGGTCCCCATCAAGAGCCGCAGGCTCATCCCTAACGAACAAGAGAGTGCGGTTGTCAATTCTTTTCCCGATCAAGCAATCCTCCCGAAGCTCAACAAGTGATTGGCCCTGCCAAAGGTGTAACAAATAAGGATCAACAGGACGATCAATGTCCAACACAAAACTTGGGTTCCCCTCATCACAAAACCTGCCATTATGTTGGACCCGCACCCAGCGGGCCGCACCAATGAGTGGAAAACTGGCCCCAACGACTGGAGGTGCATGGAATGAACGACAATGTATAACACGAGCAATGTCTTTCGGGACCATATGCAATGGGGTCGGGAGATTGGAATATGCATGTTCAAGTAGCATCAAACTCTCAGCTTCAAGCCCAACAATAAAGGAACGGGACTCAGCCTCCAATTGCTCTACATTATCAAGAAATTCATGGAGAAATTCATCGGCGACAGCCAGCCGAACAGATCGATTCATCCACGGAAATTGAGACTTCTTGTCAACACCCTGTTGTGAATCCTCATCAAGATCAAGATGGGGTTTCTTGATGGCCAGCGCTTTGGCTTTCGGTTTCGGTTGCGCCGGTCCCATACGGGTGACGTCTATCTCATCACCATCTGGGTCAGTGTCAAATGGATATAGCCCGTCCGGGATAACAGTAATAATGCAAGGTAGCCAATGGGCTGGTTCATCAGGAATGTAAAGGAGCAATGGGCGGTTGACCTCTGCTTCCCCATACAGTTTTGTCTTCCCAAATTCATTTACACACCAAGCAAGGTAAGGGCGATCAGGAGAGTTGCAGCCATCAGCAGCTTGCTCTATAGTCACACCACCATCAACAGTCTTACGGGATATACGTTCAACATACTTGAAAATGAGGTTGTGACGTAGGGGCTCATAACAAGTGCAAACAGCTGCACCAAAACATTGGAGTCCGAGCAACAGCTCTCCAAGATTGGTTCCAAACTTGCGATCACTCTCCATAATTCTCTCCACGATGCCTTTGGTGGGAATGGGACGAATAAAATCAAGTCTTTGAAAATAAGTCTGACCACCACTGTTGATTACATCAGTCATTGCACGTCTCAAACCAACAGCAATGGGATGGCGGGTGGTGGGGCTGGCAAAAGCAGGAGAGGAATGAACATGCTGACGCAAGCCCTCAGGAAAGAGGTCTATCCCAACATCCATCAACGCATCCAAGGACTCCCAAACGTTGGAATTAGTGGCTGGAACGGTGGCGTCCTGAGAATTGGACCTCTCCCGAAACTTACGAGCCCGTCTCGCCAAACTGGAAGAGGCCTCCTTAATCTTTCCATAGAGCTCACAAACAAATTCATAGAGGAGTGCCCAATATCCTGCAATCTTAGATTTTCCGGTTGCAAGGTCGTCCAAAATTGGACCAGCAGCGTCAGGAAAGGCAGCATGTTCTTTGACACGTGAACAAATCACCTCGACTTTCTCCAAAAAGGCTTCAGGTGTTGCTCCCTTGAGCTCCGATACCATGGAGACAAGTTCAGCATGGAGATCATCTGAGGCAGGGGCCATTTTGGTAGCTGCCGCAAGATATGCGGTCACACGATGCAACCCACAACTTAATAGACAATTCACATCCGGGGCAGACTCCATGATCTGTGAAAAGAACCCGCCTACACAATCAGTGATCTCAACCAACGGGGTCTGAGCAGCATTCTTAAAGGCATATAGACTAGTGTCACGGGGTGCCGAAATGTACGGCAATGGTCTTGCCTCAACGGAGCTTGGAAGTTTGGCGATATTTGTAATGTCACCAAGTGACCTGAGTGATTCCAAAACAATGTTGTCACGAGCAATAGCCTCCTCAGAGAAGAAAGTGCTAGAGATGCTGGGTGATACAGACTCAGGTGAGGTGGGCCGGACAGTATGGTCAACAAGCAAACTGGGAACAACCTCAGAACGCCGTGGGGCGAGAACAAAAGGTTGGTCCCACCAATGTTGGGCGTTACTACTCACAGCGATATTCTGCAAGTCAAGGCACTCCGGCACTGGCTGACCGAACACATCCTGAGAAGTGGTGGGACAAGCCAAAGAAGAGGGTTGGTCGCAGTAGCCGGTGCAGCCACAAATTGTAGAGGAATGAATGGAGGCTACACTGCGGTAATTGATAGTAGGACGGCGGACCATGATTTTAATACCCAAAGAAGGCTGTTTAAAAGGAAGACGCGAAGCAGTAATTCGAATTGGCTGTTGCGGTCCATATGCCGGTGGGAGTGGAAGCAGATGAGGATTGGACAAAGCCCTATACATCAGTGGACAGCAAACTGATGGAGCACCAACGTACAAACAAATGATACGGGCAAGATCATCATTGAAAAGCTGTCGGAGAGGTGTGATGTAAACACTAGCACACCAGCACGGACTCATAAATCGGCTGCCGGGAGGAAAACAATGCTTTCCAGCAAAGCCCAGTTCGGCACCGTAAGCGTCTAAAGCAAATATCTCCAATTCGGACTGGTCATATCGAGTCAAGGGCAAAGCCACGGACACCTTATACTGACGGAAGTTACAGTGCACCACAGACTGACCTCGATACGTGCCGACAAATTTGATGGTGTTAATGATCTCAGGCAAACGCCATGGAGTGTCGCCACCAAAGAATTTAGGCTGTGTACGATTGAAAGTGGTGGCAGAGACATAAATAGGTGCCCATGTTTGGTAATGAGGAGAATCATTCAAAGGACGGGGCTCATTTGGTGGTCCAACAAAGAAACAACCCCCGACCCCAAAAGGGTAATACCAGTCGACATGAGAAACGGAAGGACAAGAAGTGGAAAGAGAGGTGGCTGTAGGAGCAGCGTCAAAAAAAGGGCTATGTCCTTTCCAATAGCCCCTACCAATTGAAGGGGGGATGATCAACACCTCACGATCAATAACTTCTAAAAGGGGGTTTACATGGCCTGAACTGGTGCACCCGCCATGGTCAATTGAGCTGGCGGCGAACGGGACAGTGGTTCCCGAGGGACGAGACTGTCTGACTACCAATTTCAGATCATAACAACATCACACACACCACACACACAGGGTGCCT